CCACCCTAATCCGGGTGGTATTCTATAATCTTCTCAACAGGTAAACCTGTCAATTTGCAGATTGTATTAATAGTGTTTAAAGTTACTGATTTCCCCTCCCTTATATTCTGAAGAGTATGTTCAGACAGTATTTTTTCCCGCCGGATCCTTGTCGTATTATATCCAGCTTTAGCCAGCTTATCGATTACATCTAAATAAATAATCATTATATCATATCCTGCGACTCGTATATTTTTCTAATATACTCTTTTTCATCTTCCTCAATCTGCGCATTTGCCTCGTTCTCACAGTCAAAACCACCACATATAGCGTCGACCATTTCATCAACTTCTTTTTCTGTAATCTCCTGTTCCTCATCTTCTGGAGATCTGCCAGCATCAATATCATCTAAAGCTTTTGCATAATCATAACCTCTAGCGGCAACCATCTCAGCAATCTGTACATTTGATATTATCATTTCCCTCTACCTTGTCACATTTATGTGATCCCTTTCTTTAATATGTTTATATATTACACCTTTTATGGTGTAATGTCAACAGTTTTACACCTTTTATGGTGTATTATTTATTTCATATTCGTACATAAAAAATACCCCCACCACAAATGTGATGGGGGAGTCCTTCCTGTATGTTGTCTTATTTATAATATTTCATTCACTCTCTTCTGGACCTTATCGGGATCATACCCCGCTGCCTTAAGCCTATTGATACGCTCCTGTCCATTGCCCCACTTGCCTATAATGACTTCATGAGCAACTGCATTGATGATCTTGTCCTCTGACATCTGTGAAGCCTTGACGAGCTTGTTGACTGCTGCCTGTACCTTATTGTAATCATATCCAGCCTTTGTGAGTCTATTCTTACGATCAGTACCGTTGCCCCACTTGCCCGCCAGCACCTCTTTAGCCAGCGTGTTGACGCTCTTCTTTGCTGTCGTAGATGTAGGCTTGATCTTAGCCTTGCCTGCCAGCTTATTCCAGCTCGCAGCGCTGATATATGCCTTGTTGAGGTCAAGGTTACCGTTGTAACCTGAGAGTTTGCCAACGGATGTATACTGCCTGATCAAGCAATTATACTTTCCCTCGTTCCACGGATGCTCCTGGTAGCCTGTCTCAACATAATCTGGGTACTGAGCGACCCACAGACCAAAACCAGTTTTCTTCACTGCATCCATAGCGCTCTTCTGGATGTATATCAGTGGCTTAATGCCTGTCTTTTTCTGCACATAACTGCACCACTGCAAGCACCATTCCAGATCCTTGACACCAAACAGATGGTTGTTCTTGGCTTCCCAATCCAGAATAAGTACCGCCTTGCCGATATACTTCTTTACATACGCAAGGAAGTGGTCAGCCTCTTTCTGTGGATCTCCGCCATTTGAATAGTGGTATACTCCCAGAAGTTTTTTTCTACTCAAAACTTTATCGCAATGCGCTGCAAAGTATCTGTTCTTGTAGTCTGTTCCTTCTGTCGCTTTCACGATACAGAAGTCGTATGGCACTTTGGCAAGGTCTATATTTTTATCCCCCTGCCATGCACTGATGTCTATTCCATTCATTTCCCGTCACGCTCCTTCTCTATGTCTCCACCTCTGTAAAATCGTTTAAATATTTCGATCAGGTAGTCCCATCCTCTGGTGCATATGAATGCGATAATAAAAGCACCAAAGAACACAGCTACAGGGTAATACCATAGTAGCCGAATATCGAAATATGATAATGCTACAAACAAGCATATCTCACATATGATGAGACTTGTTATAAGCACCTGAAAAGAGGTTGGAATCTTCTTCAGTATTCCAACCTCTTTTGTAAATTCCGTTATTACCGATATCAAAGTGCAAAGAACTGCAACAACTAATAATAATATTGCTAACTTATCCATGATTATATCTCCTTCCTATTCCTGATCATGTGCCGCTTTGTTCAGATGTTTTTCCATCTTGTCAATAGCCTCTGTGACTGGTCCATTACATCCAAGCTCCTTTAGACCTTTAAGACACGCAAGTGTACCATATGTAAGTATGCACTGCTCCTCTTTCATCTTCTTGATCTCTATGTCCTGTTCATTCTGCCTGGAATACCATTTATATATTGATATGAGTATCCCTCCTATCAGTGCAAGAGCTCCAAGTACCTTCCCAACCTGAATTATTGTTTCAAAATTTATATACATGCTCAACCCCCTATATAAGATTCTTAGGTCTTGCAACTCCTACTACAACTAAGCTTATATTTGAATCTGCTTTGTTTGTATTTTTTGCTTTTACAGTTATCGAATATGTAATCTGATTTATTGAAGAAGCTTCATATCCCATGTATGTGACACCACTAGGGATATTTTTAGGAATAACTAATATTCTACCCGTATTCATTGGAAGCTCTACATCAACGGCATATTGAAGTGTCGTTCCTGCGTCAGTTCCTGGTATAGTCGCTGTTGCGCCTACTATATCAGATATAACAAGGCTTTTTGTTGCAATTTTTTCCGCATAGCTTTGCGCATTAGCAGCATCTGTTTTTGCACTGTCTGCCGTGTTCTGTGCATTATCCGCTTTCGACAATGCAGTGTCTGCTGTTTTCTGCGCTTCCTCAGCCCTACCTATAGCTTCCTCAGCCATTGATGCTGCGTCATTTGCAGTAGACTGTGTCTTTTCGGTAGCCTCTGCCGCTGTTTTTTCGGTTTTCGATATCGCCTGGTAGATATTCTTTGTCGTTAAATCTGACTCCTCTTTTGTATATTTATTACTAAGTGGGGGGAAAGTTGATGCAATCGCAACTGGCCCACTCACATTTATTCCATCGTGTATAATTTTGTAAAGCGGCATGTCGGCGACACTTACATTATTGGCTATTATGCCAGTTTCATACACAGGTGATTGTGGCTCCTGTGAGGATTCTACAGGCTGCCCTGTCAAGATCAGCAATGACATATCCTCAAGTCCTTCCTCTGACAGCGTGTATCTTGCAACAAGAATATCAACTCGCTTTTTACCTGTTTCTCCACTAGGGAAAGTAAGATCTTCATATGTACCTGTAACCCTAGCATGGCACCCCTGGAACATAATGTCACACGGATATACTCTAAGTGTCGTTGAATTAACCAGCACTGGTGGCTGGGAGACCGACAAAAATCCATCGCCATCCCATTCTGCTCTGTGCAAGGCTCTATCATCTGCACTCGTTACATGTGGTTTCCCTGTTTTTCCTGTTATTATCTTCATAAAATCCGCCTTTCTTCTATGACACTGAATATTCAATGTCTATGCTGTTATCATCTATCTTCGCTATGATATTTGTTATCTGCTTTTTTACTGTTGCTCCTGTGATTTTCTCTGTGCCACCTGTGATATCGCCTATCTGCATTGACATATCCGGAAGTGTCATGTCAAGACTGTCTGCATTGAGCTCCTGAAGCTTTGCTATGCCTCTGGTTCTGAGCTCGTCAATACTGGAGGCTGAGCTGTAATCATATACAGCTGTGCGCTCTTTCATGCCCGTATATACTTGTGTATCTGTGATGTTTCCTCGACCATCCACATACAAGTGCAACACCTGACGATCTTTAAGCTCCCCCTGTCCTAAACAGATTAAATGATTATATCTGTTCTTGATCTGTGTGATATTGTAGTTGATATCCGATCTCATACAATCCTTATCCTCTGTATAATCGTAAGGCACCGCACTACTCATAGTCACATATCCATCTTTAACCACAAGCCTGAGAACCCTGTTCTGGGTGCTCAACAGCGCACATATGCCATCATAGAGACTCACATATCTGTTGAACTGAAATGATTGTACATTCCATGATTCGCCTGTCATTCTGTATATGCTGCTAAGTCCAGCCACTTCAATGAGCTTATTGATCACTGTAACTGCATCACCTGATACAATCTTGTAATCCGTCCCCGCCGGAGGCTCTATGATCTTGTCACACAAGATGCCTCTGAGATTTCGGCCAGTGTATTTGATTTCTCTGTCGGATGTCGCCACACCGACATTATCAACTATTCCGCCGTACTCAGTGTTCTTGATATACCACCAAGAACCGCCTTGCAGGATGTTGTTATCCTGCGCTACAGTGACCTCGAAATCCTTATCCTTTGCAACATCCACATCTGCGCTGAAGTTCCTGAGATATCCCTGTTCTACCCTGTCTGCATCAGTGTATATCAACCTTATGTCCATTTTGGTTCACCTCTCTCATGTATTACACTTAAATCAAAATCAAAGCTTCCATTCCACATCACACGATGATTCCCGGGGGATATCTTTTCAAACACATCGCTTTGCTTGTCCCTGTATCTGAACATGTTTTCCTGTGTTCCATCTGCTTTCACAAGAGTTATCGTAAGCTCTGCAGAATTAATAACGATCTTATCTCCATCGCCAACAACACACCTAACGCTGTAGTAATGATTGTCAACATATATGACTGGATTAACAGCACCACTATGTATGCTGAGTACAAAATCACAGTTTCTGAAGTCGTCCACCTCAAGCTTACTGATATTGTCAGAAATTGAGTTGTAATCATATTCATAACAATACTCATAGCCTTTACCTTCAATAAACTTATCTGGTACATGCTTATAGTTGTGCAACTCTTCCTTCATCCATCTGCCACCATCTGTTACTACTTTAAGTGACAGATTCATCGATGTCGCCACGTCAAGATAATTGCTCTTCGCCGAACTAAACACATAGCATTCAAGATAGTAATCTCCTATATAGAGCCTTCCCTTCTTTTCTGCTATAATATCCTTCTCACAAACCTCATACAGCCTATTCTTAATATCTGTACACTTTTTCTTATTTGCCGCAGATATAACAATAGGGATGGTCTTTGAGACCACCCCTTTTCTAAAATTCTCGGCACGGTTTCTGCTGCTGTCGTATATCCACTCATAATCTCTGAGATCATTACTGTTTGCAAATGTTCCTTTCTTGCCAAACTCTATAACCTCACCGAGATGATTCACATATTTAAGCTGTTCAAGCATTTCTCACCATCCTTCCGAACTCTCTGCCATCAAGTTTCAATCTCACACCCTCTGTAAGAGCTGTCAGTATCCACTCATACATGTTGTCATCTATGTGTCTTATAATCTCCAGTATCTTATAAAGTACCTTCAGTGATTCCGAATCACCAGTCACTGCTCCACCTGTAGCCTCTGCCATATCCTCGGCTACCTTCTTGATCCAGCCAGTATTCTTCTCAAGTGGCACAACAGCCTCAGCTCCATTACCCTCAAGGATACCAACCTGACCACGCTTAAGCACACCACCTTCAGCAAGTTGTGGAGCGTCAAGCTCATCTATTCTCGATATCGACACCTTTGGGATCTTATTCAAGACTGATATAGCCGAATTGATTGCCCGGATAAAGCCATTGATAATCCCAGTAGCCTTGCTCAGTATCGCATTGACCGCTGATGTCACAGCACCAGATAATCCGTCTGCTATTGCTGTTCCAACCTTGCCGAATATATTCTTGATCTTCTGCCATGTTTCTGAGAAGAAGTTCACTATCGGAGAAAATTTATTCTTAACCCCATTATATGCCTTGCTGAATATATCACTGAACCATGTGCCTACATATGCAAATGCACCTTTTATATTGGATCCTATATTACTAAAAAACTCTGGTGCCGCGTTCCATGCTTTCTTGATTCCCCGCCAAGCTGCAGCAAATGATTCTTTACAGTTATTGATCACTGTAACTATCAACTTGATGGCAGCTTTAAGCGTTCCTGAAAGCATCTTACAATACCATTCAAGGATTGGTTTCAGCACATTTAGATAATCTTCCATCAGCATCGAAAGTATTTCCGCCAGTGGTGGTAATATCATATTGATAAGATCTGTCAGTGGCGTGACTACCTGCATTACCAAGTCGATAATCGGTGTCAACATAGCCAAAAACGGCTGTAACAATTCAAGTATAGGCTGCAAAATAGCCATCAAAACAGGCAGTAAAGATTGAATAATCTGAGTCACCGGCGGCAAAAGCATATTGATCAGATTCGTAAGTGGCGGTAAAACCGCCTGAATAATCTGCATCATCGGTGGTAAAAGCAGATTAAGCAGTGTTGACAGTGTTGTCAGCACAGGTCCCACCAACTGCAGAATCGATGGTAAAATCGATGTCAGAGTGCTAAAAACAGAATTTAGAGCGGTTGATATCGACTGTCCCAATTCCCCACCTATGCCGGGCAGTAATGTCTCAAGTATTCCGGGCAGATTATTGACCACCTCAGACAACAACGATGTCGCTCCCTGTATCAACGATGGCAGTAACTGCTCAATAAGAGGCGGTATGTACGGTGCCAGCTTCTGTGCAAGACTTGATATACCTGTAACCACCCTCGGCAGTGTATCGGCTATCCTTGGTACAAGATTATCTGCTACAGCCATAGCCGAATCAACAAGGTTATTCATCAGTACTCCCATATCCTGAGATGGGTCTGCCATACCTATGAGCAGATTAGCCCATGCGGACTTCACCATGCCGATGGATCCCTGTATTGTCGTGGCTGCTTCTTTTGCGGTAGTGCCTGTTATATCCATGTTAGTCTGCACAACATGAATAGCCTCAATCATCTTATCGAATGACACACTATTGACGTTATCTGCTGTCACAGTCATGGTGTCACCGAGTACACCAGAATCATTGATAAGCCTTGCCATCTCAGATGCAGTACCACCATAACCAAGCTTCAAGTTGTCAAGCATGGTGTAGTTTTGCTTTGCAAAGCCCTGATATGCGTTCTGAATCATCTCCATACTGGTGCCCATCTTATTGGCATTATCTGACATGTCTGTTATGGCCAGATTCGCATACTCGGCAGCCTGCGCTGTATCGCCTTCCAAACCTTGCAACAGCGAAGCTGAAAAGCTCGTTACAGTGTCCATGTAATCATTCGCCGACAACCCCGCCGTCTTATATGCATTATTCGCATACTCAACAACCTTATCTGAACTGTCCTTGAACAGTGTCTCAACACCACCAACAAGCTGCTCGTAGTCCGCATACTCGCTTACAGCCTTAGCAGTAATGCCAGCTATTCCAGTGGCCATAGCTGTTGTCGCAACAACGGCTACCTTTGCTGCCTTGAGCGCAAACTTGCCGATATTGCCAAACACAGAACTCATCTTTTTGCTTGTCTTCTCTGCCTTGTCGCCAGTCTCTTCAATTTTCTCATTCGCATCCTCATTTGATACTGCGATTCTTCCCAGTATCTTAAATACTTCCAAAAGGGTCTACCCCCTTTCCTCGATAATAAAAAAATAGAGACACACGTTCTGTGTGCCCCTATGGCTTAAAATTTTCTATGATTGACATAGAATCCTTTATGGTTGCTTCAAGCTCGCCTCTGCTCTCAAATGCCCCTGATCTGACTGGCTGTGAACCGCCACCTGATGTGCCGTACAGCCTTGCCTTGAAGTCATTGAATGATATATTTTCCCAACACTTGTGAATATACATATCCCAGAGCTTATCATCATCGTCAAGACGCACAAACGTGCATACAAACTCATCAAAGCTCTGATTGTCTATCATCGTATCAAGCAGAGTGTACGGATCCGCATATCTGCGAAATATCAGATCCATGAACTTGAGATAGCCTACTGTCTCTTCTTGAACAAGTTTGAAACAACCCAGATAAAATCCGCAAAACCTGGAAGTGTGACCGCATCATACAACATCTGTGTGAATACAGAGAGGTCAAGATCTGCTACCTCATCCACTGTCATTCCTGACAGGTGTGACAGGCAGACAAATACCTCACGCTGACAGTCTGACAGCTTTGTCAAGATCACATCTACAAGCTCGAATGCAAGACCAATACCCACATTCTCAAGGAACTTCGATGTGTCCTCATCATCCTCACCATCACCAGAAGCCTTCTCACGCTCCTTGGCTATAAGCTCTTTGAACCCATTGCCGCTGAACGAGTCTTTGAAGTCCTTTACTCCCAGCTTACTGAACAGCTTCAAGAATGCGGCTATATCTGTTGCTTTGGGATTCCTAAGCGTATATGGCTTGATCTCCTGCACATCTTCTGTTGCCTCGGCATCTTCTACTACTTCGGTATTCTCTACTACATCTTTATTCTTTTTTATCTCGGTTGTTCCCATGATTATCTCTCCTTTTCTATGTCAATTAGTCTGTTACTTCTGTACTGGAATCTATAGACTGCTGAACCTGCTCCGTTGTCGTACCGGTAGGCAGATAGATGTGGTATGGCAATGTATCAGCTGCCGGTGACAGATCCGCATAGCACTCCATAGTCAGCGCAAATGTGCCATTCTCCTTGTTCTTGCCCTCTATCTCAAGGCCTGATGTACAGAGCGCATTGTCAAAGATCACGATAACAGGACGACCATCTAAGAATCTTCCGATATAACCGAAGTTCTCAATATAATCATCCTTTTCGATTCTTGCCTTGGATTCGATCACATCGTATCCTTCCGCTGTTGATGTGCCATTCTGTCCGATAATAGCCATCTTGATCGTCTCAGGCGACAGCTCCACCATATTAGTGTCCATCTGTGCTGTCTCACCTGTCTTAACTGCCAACTCCTTAACCTTAACTGATGCACCATCGACCTCTATATCCTTGAGCTCAGGCTTGATTGACAGCTTTGTACCGCCGGATGTTGCACCGATCAAAGACTCAGCAAAGTTCCATGTCTTTTTTGATGCGTCATACCTGAGCCCTTTGTGAATCGTTCCGGCACCAAACACAATGTTCTTCGGTGTCTTGTCTGTGATACCGGATGACTTAAACTCTTCATAAGTTAATGTATCTGCCATGATATAATCACCTTCCATTCTTATATTCTTTAATAGTCAAATTGATCTGTATACGTTTGAGGTCTGCATCCCCTGTTGGAATCGGTGACGCATTCCCATAAAAAACGGCAACCCCCGCACCACTTGCAAGGATTGCCGTTCGTTCAATATTCTGTTCTATCTTCTGTTTGTACTTCTCCAGGCTGAACCACGAGCCTCTTGTGAATCCATCTATGATGAATGTTATTTCCTGACATCCATCCTCTTCAGGAGTATCACCTTCAGAATATTCACCGACAAAGTATGCCTCTGGTGGGTCATCCTGCCACTCCATGAATGCGTATGGTATCTCAAGTTCATCTGTGAGTACACTGTTGATATATGATAATGTCTCTGTCGTCATGCCATCACCGCCTTACTCACTGAACGTCTGATTGAGAATAGAGCCAAGTCGCTTGATAATCTTGCTCTTGGTCTTGTCAAAGGCTTTCTGTAAAGGTCTGAGCGGCTTTTTACCATGAGTTGTGTGCCAGTTGCCACGCTCATCCTTATAGACCCATGGTTTTTTGCGTCCATTACCTTTCAGTGCGTATTCACCTGTTCCATACTCTTCCCAGATAGCATTCTCAAGAGGATTGCCAATAACAGCCTCGCCCTTACCTTCATCAACATGATGAGTCCATGATCCTTTGGTCTGTCCTGTGTCTACTCTCGTCTGTGCTCTCTTCGTCTGAGCCTCGACCTCTCCGGCAGCTTCGTACAGAAAGGCAATAACAGCATCATCCAGAGCCGCCTCAACCTTTATTCTGTTGTCTGTGAACTCCACATTTCCCATTACTGCCCTCCTGTGTACTTCAGATATATCTCAAGCTGCTCATGCATCCCCATCGGATCATCTATCAGCATGATGTCATATACCTGGCCATTAACCACCATACGGCTGTTCTCAGCCTTGATCATGTCACTGAGACGTTTATAATCAGCTATGAACATGTGCGTTGATTCCTGCACCTTGGCATTATATGTTGTGTACTTACTGTCACCGCCTGAGAGGTCAAGCCAGCCGGTCAGGGTATCTTCTGACACCCATGCAGCTTCCTGTTCACCTATCTCGTTTCTGGTTATGCTCTTGACCTGTATATCTGCAACTGCATTTCCGCCTATTCCTCTCATGTTCAAAACCTCGCTTTCATGTATGGCTTTAAAAAGCCAAGCAGTGACTTTGGATATCCCATGATGGAATTATCACCATCCATGTTGAAATAAGTCACAGAATGCCTACTGATTATCTCAGACTGTACACCGACCTTATCCCGGTTGTTCAGGTCCCATGAAAGCATGTTTGCAACTCCCAGCTTGATATCCATCGGATATACCACCTTTGTCACCATGGCGACCGGTTCGCTTACAAGCTCCTCATTCACCTCTATATGTCCATTGTCCATATCCACAGCTTTGATGGTGTACAAGCCATCGTTGTAGCGTGACTCTGACGCCTGTATAGTGTCGCCAACCTTGAACAGCTCAGATGCATACTGAAAGCCTGTCACAGCGTCCACAGGAGCCACAAACCGCCTGTTCCTGTCCTGATAATTATTATTTGTATATTTTCTGATCAGGAGTTCCAGTGCCTGAAGCTTAGCCTCAAGCACTGAATCTTTCTCCTCGGTGTCTACATACTTCTTAAGTTCATCGACAGTCATGATCATATGACCACCGCCTTACTTCTTAGGGATAACAGTATATCCGTCATGCTCCATGAACCAATCTGCCATACGCTTAGATGTAATCTCTGCCTTTCCGTTTGCGAACTGGACACCACCAGCGCCTATTCCACAGTAAGCAGCGTTATTATTAACAGATACTGTCCAGCCTGCAGGCTCACTCTCTGTCTTTGGCTCTGCCACTACAGGCTCAATAACTTCACTTGTCTGATTTGCTGTCTCCGTTTCCTTTGTTGCCATATTCAATCACCCATCCTTCCTTATGCAATCTTGATATTTCTGAGTACACCTGCATGCTGTGTATTCTTGAGGACTGTAGCTGCGATCATCTCAACCTCGGCATCCTTGACTGTACCAGGCTCGTTGAAGTTTGGAAGATACTGATCGATTACAGAACCACCATTCAGACTGATTCCGTGGAATCCATCATTAACATCGAATTTGACTGCATAGACGTCTGTAAGACCTGTTGTTGCCGAACTCTCCTTTGCGATGGTTCTTGAAAGTCCCTTCTTGACAACATGGCCAGCAGTTGCAGAGCCGCCGCTTACAGTGTAATAGTCCTGCATATCAACAAGCTTGACACCATCAATAGTAGTGACACGCTTTCCGAATGCTTCCTCACTCTCTGTCTTGTATCCAAGGATACGAGCCACTGTCTGAATCTTGGTGATCATCTCTGTGTTAGTGAGCACCGCATCAGCATCTGTGGTCTTGACAAGAAGGCTCAGTGCCTCATAGAACTCATCAGCATTAGACTTGATCGCTGTGATAGATGACAGATCAATAGCCTTGTCTGTACCGTATTCTGTCGTTGTTCCTGCGAGCATGGAATCAAGTCCCTGGAACTCAGGGTGATCAGTTGATGCTGTTGTAGTTGCATCACCATTGATCAGTGTATAGTGGAAGAGGTTTACCACTGCCTTGATATGCTCCTCTATCTGATATGCCATATTGTCAAAGTTGCCTGCTACTCTATTGAGCACTCTGTCCATCTGAACAGCTCCGCCCATGATTGCAAGATTAGCCTCGCACTCCTGCTTAGTAGCCGCTGATGCAGTGTAAGAGCCACCTATCTTTCTGAACTCTGCTGTTGCTGGAAGTACCTTTCTGAGATACTTGTACTTCATTGTTGAGCCACCACCTGATGCTGATACACAGTCATCAAATGTGAGCATCTGAAGTATTGTTGACTGTCTGAGGAAGATATCCACGATCTGTGAGAATACCTTATCACTCATGCCCTTCTTGATTTCCTCTAATGTCATTGTCATAGTTTTCACCATTCCTTTCTACTTATTACTGGGTATTGTTCCCTTCATATTTCTGTCTCAATGCCTCTGCCAGGTCCTTAGGTTCTGCATTCGTATTGCCCGGATTCCCATCTGGCAGCTTATTCTCAATGATGTGCCTCTCGCCATCATCTGAGCCGGATGAAGCTGTGAACTGAGCCGGGAACTGTGTCTTTAGGTCTGTGAGCATATTGTCCCAACCTTTGATATGACCTTCATCATCAAGCTTCAGTTCCTCATTCTTCTCCTTGAGAGCCGCCTTGATCTTATAGGTCATATAATCAGTATCAACCGCATGAGCCTCAAGCAGAGCCACCTTGATAGCTGAGTTGACCTTAGTCTCCTCAAGCTCTTTCTGAAGCCTTGCATTCTCTGTCTCATAAGTTGATATCTTCTGCTGCATGCCCTCGTCACCCTTGGAAGCTTTCTTAAGCTCCTCAATGAGCTTATTTGCATTGCCAATCTCCGTGTCTTTGCCGGTGATCAGTCCGTTGAGCTTCTCAAGTTCTGAATCATACTTCTCCTTGCTGACGTACTTGCCCTCGGACAGATCTGTGTATCTTACATGCTTGAGCTTATCTGTCTCTGTGCTGTTCTTCTCGTCAATCTTCGCCTGTACCTGCTTATACAGGTCATCTCCTAACAGTTCCTTTAATTCCATTGTTCCATCCTTTCTGGCTTTAATCGTAGCCACACATGGCAGTTATCACTCTTGCCGGAGTTATTCTTTATCGGTCACAGTTTTATCGCCTTGAGCCGATTTTGGGCATAAAAAAAGACCATGTTTTTACCATGATCTAAATTAACTATTATTTTTTACTCAACTATTACCCAGTCTTCAGCAAGGCAATCATTTATACTCGGCACCCACATAGAATGTGAACCATCAACACATCTGATCTGCAGATATGGGTTACACTTGAATAAATCACCCTCGCTGATTCCCCAGGCTTCTGCAGTCTGCTTGTTACATGGTATGCCATCAGGATATCCCTTCTGGAATACAACAAACATTCCTTTGCCATTCCAACCCTTTCTTGCAACTCTGAAGCCCTTCTTGAGCATTTCAAGAGCAATTCCAAACGTCATGTTGTCACATGGTCTGTATGCTTCGTTAAACTGCTTCTCCGGCGACCAGCTCTCATATCCATCTGAATATCTTACGAGATAGCCTTCATCTGCTGGATTTTCTTCCGCTGGAATCTGCCATCCTTTGTAATTGTTATAGTCGCCTCTTGTCATCGGTCTTGCCTCAATCTGTTTTGTTCCAATGTACTTCTGCATTCTTTCATCCTCCTATTTTTTGCATAAAAAAACACCATACATCTCTGTACAGTGCTCGTAATCCATCTAGCATTATTTTCTATTCTTCTCCTATGTGTCTTTTGCCGGGTTTATATAGTTCTTCTATAACTCCATTGGCTATATCTCCGCCTACGTATCCTGGACCATACAACTTGTCTAAATGAGATAAAAATTCTGCATCACGAGGCAAAGTACCAAACTTTTCTCTTTGTTTATTATATTCTTCATACGATGTAATATTTAAAAATTCTTCTTTTAAATTCATTTTAAAGACTCCTCTACTAACCCGATTTCATATGTACTAAGGATTGTTTTATCTTTTTGATACACTCTGAAAAGCTCTGAGGTGGATTCCAATAAAAATTCAGTTTTTATACTTCCATCCGGATTAACAGCATCAGATATGCGGCTAACATATAACCTGCCTTGATATTCGCTAATAAATTTATCGCCATGCAAAATATATATTGCAAATTTTTGCCCTGCATCATTTTCGTATATTTCCGTAGTAATATTTTTATCGCTTAATCCCTCAGTTAAATATTTCTTATACTTTTCCACAACTTTAGGATTCAGCATACGTTCTTCTATCAGATGTCCAAATTCATGGTCTATATCCTCTTTCTCAGCGCCTTTGGCAACGTTAATAATGCCTTTTTTCACATCACAACTACTGCCGTTCTGCCCCATATTAAAGGTTACATCAGCCATTGCTTTCTGAACTTTATCCGGTAACTGTGAATATGCGTCAACAACAGCTTTTTCATCTCTAATAATGCCAGCATCAGACTTTGATGCCTTGAACATTATATCTCTTATACTATCACCGTTTTGGGTATTTGCAACATCTTTTTCATGCTCAATCTCAAACGACACCTTAAAGTACTTCGTCTGGTACTCTTCAAAATCCTTTGTCTTATCCAACCCGAAGTATTCCGCTCGCTTTCTCAGAGTCTGAAGCTCTTCATCATCCAGCGCCCACCTTGCTCTCTGCAATAAGCAACAACGGCAGTTGCAGTCCTCTGCCGGATCTCCAAACATTCCAGGAGCCTTAATCTTACGACCACCAACCTCAAAGGGCTCATCGACTTCCCGGATCTGTCCATCAAGCATCTGATGATGTTCTCTCGTTGCTCCGTCAAGAGTGGCATCCCACTGTTTCAATACATCTGCCCCTTTGCTTTTTGCAATATACATAGCGTCCAGCGCTGACTGTACCTGTATACGATGCCCTTCAGTCCTCGCAATGCGGATAGAGTTGTTATAAGCCTTCTGAAATGGAGTATTTGCCATGTGTCTTGAGAGCTTACCAGCCACCTCATTCCACGTTGAGCCATTTGCAATGCCTCTTGATACCTCTGCTCTGACCGCTTTCTTGAGGTATGTCACATCCTCGCCCATTTTGTCGTAGAGCGACTTACTGAGCTTGCTGTCCGTCTGAATAGCTCTCACAACTGCCGCCTGATCTATCGGCATGATGATTGGAATACCTGTCTTTTGCAGGTCATACATGACGCCTGTGTATCCGTCTCTGTAGCACTTCGTCAGGTAGTCAGACACAGTTGCATATGAGTTAGACTGCAGGTTACTCAGAACACCCTCAAGCTGCGCTTTCAAAGCCTCCTGATACTGTTTCTGATAGATGATGCTCTGCAGATTCTCCATATCAGTTCGTTCTGAAAGCTCTCTTATCTTCTGCTCACAATCTCTCAATGCCCGCTGATATACCTGTTTGAGTTCTTTGATTGCCTGCTTTTCTCTATTCAGTTGAGCTTTAATTACTTGCTTTTGTGCTTTATTCATATGTTAACTCTGTTCTAAATTTGGCAGTTCAATAGCTATTCTCCAATTTGAACCTGTATTGCCTGGAATGAAATACTCTTGGTCATTTATAATAAAACTTTCACCAGAAACACCTGATGCAACATCTGGCCCAGCTAACATATAATATGCTGACGGAATAGCGAGATACCCTGCAGGAAATACATATTGAGCAAGACTTACCACGTCATGTATACTACTAGACTGACTCCAATTCTGAGCATAATGAGAAGTTTCATCTATATCAGAATAAATGATATATCTTGCGGAAGTGAATGATATATAGGCTATTCTATTTTCGTTTGTTTTTAAGTCTTTTGCAGGCAGTACGATATGCAATAGATCAGTAATGTTAGCCCCCTCGTTGAAACTTCCAATTCCAAATACCACTCCTTCCTTGCAGATTACAAAATGCAAAAATGCATTGGCCGCACCACTGTTAGTCGATCTAGCCAAAACCAAGTTATATGAAAAAAAATATCCTGACGTGGACGGGGTAGCCCCCTGAATCACAGTTGTCATAATCAGATTAGTTCCAGAAAGACTAAACTTAAAACCTGTTGTATTGTGTTCATCGTCTCCCATGTATAATATCCACGTAGTGTTAGACTCTACAATATTTAGTTTCATGCCAAGGGCTGCCGCAATCTCCTGCATTTTTGCGTCATTTACGTCCGCATTGTAAAACGTTGAATCCGCCTCTTTTTTTCCCAGTCTTATTCTTTGTACAGTATATCCCATCAACTAACCTCCGTTTCTGTTGGCAATAATCCATATATGCCGCATACATACCCATATGGTTTTGTATATAAAGATGTATTAATAATCATCCCATACGCTCCTGTACTAATTTTTTTCGCATTAGCAATCATATCATCAAAAGATTCATTGCTTGCGGTCGGCACTCCCTTCTCAGTGATGACCGCCGCAAGCCTTCCTTTGACATCACTGCCATGTTTTTTTACTTCATCAAGTTCCTTGTAAAGCTGTCCTGCAAGATCTGTCATATACCGCTCTTCAATCTCACTCTCAACTGCTTCACAGCCCTCAAGAACCTTCATTCTTGTGAGCTTGGTGTTGATCTCGTTGATGATGTTACCCTCACTATCAAGCTTCTTGAAGCATACAGTGAAGCCGACATTGCCCGGCACTGTACATGCAGTAGCACCAACAAGCCAATCAAAGGTTATAATGCTTGCATCATCAGAGAGTGTATAATTCTCTATAAAATACACATCTTTCTGCTCTTCTTCATTCACATAGTTGATTGATATCTGATATTCAGTGAGATCTATGCCCTTATACGTTGCCGGCACTTCAAATGTCAGCCGGTTTACATCTTTGTCATGATATACACCGATGACCTCGCCAGCCGGCATCTTCACCGTTCTTGTATCTAAATCTATCTTGTATCTTTTATTTTCCATCTGCTCCACCTCCGTTCTCGACATCTGTATTGATGTTATCAAGCACCTTCTGAGCCTCTTCCGTGTTCTCCTCCTCATTCTTAGGCAGCTTGTCCTTGATCTCCTCATAATCAATATCAAGCCAATCACAGATAGCTTTGATAATAGTCTCATCATTAAGTATGCTTGCAACATTAAGTATTGTATTGATCTCTGTCTGCCTTACCTGAGCCTCTGTAAGTTCTATTTGTGCATTTTCCTGTGCATTGCTCATAATCTCATGAGCGAACTCAAAATAAACATCCTCGGCCTTATATGCCTTGTTCTCAGCCTTGTTGATCTCGTCAATGACAATCTCTACTATCCTCCTCAAGAACTTTCTAAGAGCTTTCTCTATCTTTTTTGCCTTAAGGTCAAGCAATGAGTAGGCCGCCTTAATGGCTATATTCGTAGTTGCTGATGTGTCCTTGAGTCCGGCGGTATTCAGCCCCATGCCAAACCTGTATATATTCTTTTCATCAAGCTCCAGCTTAGCCTGCCTTGCCTGGTATGGGACGTCAACAGTCTTGACATCTACGTCACCATCCTCACCTATACCTATGATCTTCTTTGTTTTGAGGTTTGTCTGAAGCTCATTCAGGTTGTCTCCCTGAAAGCCTTTGATAGCATATAGTGGGGAATCAAAGTCTATGAGGTTGTTTGACAGGCTTGAGGCCATCAGGTCATAGTCATCTATGAGTGGCTTTACAGGCTTAAGGCTTGAGAACTGCTTCTTGTTGTTATCCAGCCGGAAGAATGGAATATAGCCAAATCCATCAAAGTAGGTGGCCTTATCTCCATTACTCTTTGTATAAAGTACATGAGGCTTTGGGTTGATTGGTTCAGTATCGTCTAACACCACCGCCCCATTATTAACCTGAACATAATAATATGTTTGCTTATCATCCCAGACCTGTATTCTCTCAATAGTCTTGTGCCCTTTGTCTATCCTGTCCGTATAGTGGTAAATCGTGTATGCACAGCCATCATCTGTGTCCTTAGCTCTTACCTCAATAACTCCGATACTGTCAGCATTTGCAAATGACATCATGTCCTTGGCATTCTTGTACGCGTACATATACGCAAAGCCTTTGACCTGCATATCTGTGATAGCGTCAGAAAGCTCAGACATGAACTCATCATTGTTGTTAAAATACTTGTCCATGTGTTTCTGCAGCTCAGGGTCGTTGGACTTTACAATGCCATCCCCTGATAGGATGTACTGGGTGCACTGGTCAACCAGCTCTGTGAAGAATGGATGTGGTATCTTAACGTTGCTTCTGGTCTTGTCCTCTACCAGTTCGCCGTCCGCATTGTAATAGAACAATCTATACTTCTTTATGTCATGATCGCCGTCATAGTATCTTTCGCCTGTCCGGGCGAACTGCTTTTTTTCTGATGTGCGGTCACTGTCTATCAATTCTTTTATCTCGTCAGGGGTTAGCATTTTTTCACCTCTCTATACCAGCCATGTTCCCTTAGGCTTATCATTCTCATATACACCAGTCAGCGCATCCGGAGCATCATCATGAGCATTCTTACCCTCTTTCTGATACTTCCTTATTGCTTCCGCAAAATCTGGCCATCTGTCTTCCCAATTCACAGGGAAGAGAACGTTCTGCATTACTCCTGTGCTGTTTGACAGGATCCTTGATGTCTTATTCTTTGACTGAAAGAACCACTGTATCTTAGTATGGGTATTCCCCAGAGCTTTTAGTTCTCTTATAACGTTTCTGCTGAATCCTCGACCGCCATTATTGCTCTCTATTAAAGCATTACCAACGTTATTATTTGTCAGCATCTGAGCTGTTGCCGGTTCAGTAACTTCCATTGGCTCTTTTGTGTATAAAACGTCAAGTATGTAATATGTACTCTCATACATGCCATAGCAAATAGAACACAGGTAATCACTACCTGTGTCTGCTGTATCTGTATAATTCAATATATATTTGAACAGGTTATTACCCTTGCTATCCCTCGGAATATCCGTATATGTCTTGATATGACTGTATAGTCTGCCCTTGACATCTATAGGCTCCTGCTGGTAATTTGCAAGGACTATATCCTTGTTCATATTCTTGGTCTTTATCTTGTAATCCTTATATGACAGGATAGCCTCACAGAGCATTGTCCCATCGTCTTGTACTGCCTTGTAATTGATATGAACTACATTGTCATAGTTGGCAAGTACATATCCGGCAAGATCTTTTGTTGACCATCTTGTCATAATTATGATGATTTTAAAATCATTCTCTGTTCTGGAGAGCATTGTATTGTTGAACCAGTCAATCTGCTTCTGCAATACTGATTCATTGTAGGCTTCCTCACTGTTCTTGATAAGATCATCTATTATCATGATATTACAGCCAAATCCTGTTGCTGTACCTGTCGGAGAAGTTGCAAGGTAATTAGCCTGCTGACTGCCCTCAAGGCTCCATTTCTGTGCTGCAGCCTCCCCATACTTTATCTTTGTGCCAGGGAATATATCTCCATATGTCAGAATGCCCTCTGTAGGCTTTTCTGCTATAACATCCCTGACAGCCTTTGCAAATGTTCCTGACAGGGTCTCATTATATGATCCTGTCATAACCTTTTTGTCTATACCATATTTACCAAATAACCACTGAACAAATTTAGTAGCTGTTCGTGATTTTCCGTGTCTTGGTGGCATATTCACCACCATTATCTGTTGCTCTGCTTCTTCTACGAACCACTGCAGCTTATCCGCAAGATCATGCAAGAACACTCTGTCGTTACTATAGAAGTCAGGAGAGGTCAGCTTGCAATACTGCCAGAACTCTCTCCTTGATAGCTCTATTTTTAGCTGTTGCTGTAATAAAGGGTCATGTCTATCAAACGTCATCAATAAGTTTCTTCAATTCTTCGGTTGTAAGCCCCTCAAATACATTCGGTGTGGTATTCTTCACTTCCACCTTTTCTGTGAACATACCTAAATGCTTACCTAGGAGCTCCAATGCCTGTATCTTGCTGTAAGGCTTTATTTCAAAGCCGTCTCGACCCTTTTTTATAACTGCAATAGCTTTCTTCTGATCTTCTGTAAGTTCATCCGTCAGGATAGGCTCTACTGTCCTGTATTTCACCTGATTGCCGTCCTCGTCAAGTACCGGGACCATATTCCCATCAACTTCTACCATGGCATCCTTTTCAACTACTCTTGCATAGTCAGATGCCTTTGCAAATGCGATAAGTGCAAGCTCATGTAATACGCTATCCTGAGTTATTTCTGTGCGTTCTTCACGCTTCTTCTGTAGTTCAGATATATGGTTTTGAACTGAAGTTTTCTGAAGTAGTTGATACGCTAATTGTTCAGCTGTTTTCGGTGAGTACCCTGCCCTTATAGCTGCCTGTGTGGCATTAAGGTCAATCAAGTATTCATCACAGAATCTCTGCTGTTTAGCTGTCAGTTTTGCCATAATGTCACACCTTCTTTCTGTTACTTTCTCACTCTCTTCGGAATCACAATCTTGTATAACGGCTTACACACACTTATTACCTCTCCACCCAGCTTTATAGTTGGCTGAAATTTGTATATCTTAGTGCACTTAACCATCACCTTTATCATGGCTATTGGTAAAGCCAGCCTGCCAAGCGGATGTATGTATTCAAAACTATATTCAGGTCTCACGACCTCAAACCTTTTAATCTTACTCATATCTCACCTCAAACAAAAAGCCCAGTGGGGGAGAGATCAGCGTTCACTTTTCACAAGGGGAGGTACAACCACTGGGCATAAGAAAAGGGACACGACCGAAATGGCAAACAGTCATGTCCCTTATGAATCAATATAATTTTACCATACTAGTATACCACGTTTGCTAGGTGCTATGTGGTGCTAAATGGTGCTATTTGGTGCTGAGTTTTCCAAGACCTTAATTCTAAATGCCTCAAGTGCAAAACCATGTATATGTTTTGTCCTGCCATATGAATAATCAAGTTCTTTGGCAATCTCCTTCAGGTTCTTATATTCAATATATTTCATGAACAATACATTGACGTACTTCGGTTCGTCCAGCATATGTATCTGTCCTATGATCTTATGCTTGAGCTCCGTGAACCGCTCTATGTCCTCATGAATCTCCTTCTCAAGGTCAACATACTTTGCCACCTTATTGCTCATAGAATCAGCCTTGGCGCTTGTCTGCACCTTTTCTGCCGAATAATCAAATGCCCCTGTACAGGTTGCATCTTCCTTGAGTCCTGCAAGCTCTATCTTCCTCTGTCTGATCTTAACATCCAGAAGCTTCACCTGTTTCAAATACTCTTTTGCTTTCACCGTCTCACCTCCTACTTGTTCTCCCGGATGGTGAAATCCAAACCTGTTTCTTCCTTCAAAGTCTGTATAGGATCATCCCAGATAATTTCTTCATCACACAGCGCATCAGTCTTTAAATTAAATCTTTCGCAGAATCTCTCAAGCCTCTTCTGTCCAAAATCAAACTCATCCCGAAGTACCATGCAACTCATTATCAAAATACAATCTATTGTATTCAGTTTGATTTTATACACAGCTTCGTCAAGCTGCTTCTGGTTGACCTCAAGCGGAACAAACATGGCTCCTCTGACCTTAAGCTCTTTCTCTGCTGCTTCCATGCCCTGTGTCTTGATGACATTCATCAGCCATGCAGCCCCCGCCATTCTTGCTTCGTGTAGCTTTCTATCTGATTTTGCCATCCTCTCACTCCTTCCGGGTAAATCTTTTCATCAAGTGATTATATGGATCTGCCTGTGTCTTAAACCCTATCTGTCTTTCTTCAAGCGGATCATTGAGCTGTGCCCCATCAAGGAAATCTCGTAGTTCTTCCAGACAGTCTGGGCATAGATTCTTTGTCTCTACTGGATCATCGAACACATCAACCATCCTTGCCCTTATCGGCGCTCCGTGTTCAAACGGCAGGTCATAGAACCCGCCGCATCTATCGCATTTGCCTGCATATGCCATTCTATATAGTCTCCTTTCTCTGTTCATAAGGTTTTGGCAACTTTCTCCAGGCTACTACCTTATCTGTAATCTTTGAGTATTCGTAATTATCACAATAATCATGCACTTCATACCAGCCCTGTGGGATCCACCAAGAAATACCATCTTCTGTATACTCCCACCCATCTAAGATATCATCATCCACGTTCCATTCTAAATCTTCCAACGAACAATTGTGATGTGGGATATATACCGCCTTAACAACTCGACTGTATATTTCACCTGTTATTATTGAGGCTTTTTCTATCGTTACAAGAACCTCATCTGAAGTAGTTCCCTTTTCACATTTGGGAACTGTGTCTATATTCCATTTGACCATTATGTATCACCTCTCTAGTAAATAATATATTC